TAATCATTAACTACCTACACAATGGCGCAAACGGGTAAGTATGGTACGTATGAGTTCATGCAGCTTATTCAGGAGTTTAATAAACAGGTTAAAAATTTACCCGACAGTACGACGGCATACAAACGTAAGTTATTAAAATGCGCCGACTTTTGGTGGCTGCATAAGGGTACAATACCAGCCGTAACGATTGCAATACTTTTAAAAGTTGAACGAACAGACCTAATACACTTAATCAATGGACAAATCAAAGAAAGAGGCGCTAACGTACGCTAAAGACCTCGGCGACCTAACCGAGTTTATCGGGCATACTTATAAGAACGTTGCGGCTTATGTGCTTTCGTGCGGCTTCGAATACCTCGAATGTAATTTTAAGTATCGTAAGGTGTTTAACGATTATGACGGTAACCGCTGTATTTTAATCGACTTGTACGACGAAACAACAGCCGACAAAGGGCGCGTCGAGTACATGATAGTTTGTAATAATATTTACAAGCGATGAAACGACCGCCACGCGAAAGCGATATTTATACCGCGATTTCTAAGTATATGCAATACAAACACCCCGAAATACTATTTCGTTTTGATTTCAGCGCGGGTACGAAAATGAGCGTAGGTCAGGCAAGGGTACATAAAAGCATGAACCCGCACCGAGGTTACCCCGACTTATTTATCGCCGCCCCGCGTGGTAAATTTTGCGGCTTGTTTATTGAAATCAAGAAAAGCGATTTTAAGCCGTTTAAACGCGATGGAACTTTAAAACAAGACGAACACCTAACCGAACAATTCGAAGTCCTTACGCGGCTTAGATATGCTGGTTTTGAAGCATTGTTTTGCTCGGGGTTAGATGAATGCCTGAACACAATTGAAAACTATTTGAAACAATAAAACCTAAACACATGAACACAGATTATCACAAGTTTCTTGAATCAAAGAAACACAGCTCAATCGATTACGGTATAGACCCGAATTTTATACCCGAGCAAATGTTTGATTACCAAAAGCACGTAGCCGAATATGCTATAAAAAAAGGGCGTTGCGCGGTGTTTTTAGATACTGGACTCGGTAAAACTATTATTCAACTTACAATAGCTTCGAACTATGTAAGGCATACGAATAAGCCTGTTTTAATTATTACGCCGTTAGCGGTCGCCTTTCAGTTTATTAAAGAGGCTGAAAAGTTCGGCATCGACGATATAAGCTATTCTAAAGACGGAACGATTAAAACCAAAATAATCGTTTGCAATTACGAGCGAATAGAAAAATTTAATAGCTCCGATTTCGATTGCGTTTTACTGGACGAAAGCAGCATATTAAAAAACTTTGACGGTGCTATTAAAGGACAAATAACAGCGTTTTTAAAAAAGGTTAAGTATCGGTTTTTATTTACCGCGACAACGTCGCCTAATGATTATATCGAATTAGGTACAAGCTCAGAGGCTTTAGGGTATTTGGGTTATATGGATATGCTTACAAAGTTTTTTAAAAATAATGCGAACTCAATCGACGTAAGACACGCGGGTAGCGAATGGTATTTAAAGGCTCATGCTGAGAAAGATTTTTGGCAATGGATTAATAGTTGGAGTATTTCGTGCAAAAAACCCTCCGACCTCGGTTATTCGGATAGGCTACACGTATTGCCCGAATTAAACCAAATACAAACCATAATACGAAACGTAAACCCATTAGCTATAAATGGTCAGATGAGTATGTTTGCCATGCCTGCGACTGGCTTTGCAGAAATAAAAGCCGAGGTACGCGCAACTATTAAAGACCGTTGCGAAATGGCTTATAATAAAGCCCTATTGCATCCTTGCTCGGTTTATTGGGTAAACCTAAACGACGAAGCCGCGCTAATATCGCAACTCGACAAAACAGCCGTAGAGGTTAAGGGGGCAATGAACATCGATAAAAAAGAGGAAATATTATTAGCATTCTCAAACGGCGAAATAAAAAAGCTAATTACTAAAACATCGATAACGGCTTTCGGTCTTAACTGGCAGCATTGTAACCATACTACATACTTCCCGACTTATAGTTATGAGCAATACTATCAAGCTATTCGACGGTTTTGGCGATTCGGGCAAACGAAACCAGTCAATGTAGATTTAATTTTATCGGATGGGCAAATCAAAATAATGGAGAGCCTAATGGTAAAAAAAGATAAGGCTATTCAGATGTTTGAAAACCTGATTAAGCAAACTAACGAAACCTTCGAAATAACTAAAAAAGCATTCGACAAAGAAATAATTTTTCCAAACTTCATAAACTAAACACATGGTAAAACAACAAAAAGTAACCGACGAATACGCTATTTATAATAGCGATTGTATGTATGTAATTTCTCAGATGCCTGAGAATAGTATCGACTTTTCGGTATATTCTCCACCATTTGCAGGATTATATAATTACAGCTCACACGAAAACGACTTTAGCAACTGCGAAAGTAAAGAGCAATTTTTGGAGCAGTACGAGTTTTTAATTAAAGAAATGGCGCGGGTAACAAAGGCGGGTAGGATTAACGCCGTACACGTTACCGACGTACATACGCACACGGGTAGGCTTTGGGATTTTCCCGGTGAGGTTATCCGCTTACATGAAAAATACGGAATGCAGTACCATAACCGCATAACGATTTGGAAAGAGCCTTTAAAAGTTCGTATGCGTACAATGGTTCAAAGCCTAATGCACAAATTTATTATCGAAGATGCGACGCGATGTTTTACCGCGATGCCTGATTATGTTTTGATATTTAAGAAAACAGGCGAAACAGATACACCCGTCGAGCATCCAAACGGATTAAATGAGTTTGAGTATTTTGGCGAAAATCCTTTTTTAGAGGCTCATAAAGAAACTTACGGTAACTATTCAGACTTCCGTAAAAAGTGGGCTAATTTTAAAGGCGACCAGCGCGAAAACAAATTATCGCATTTAACATGGCAGCGATACGCCTCGAGCGTTTGGGATGATGTTAGAATTGATAACGTGCTTCAGTTTAAAGATAGCCGCGAAGATGACGACGAAAAGCACGTACACCCGTTGCAACTTGATGTAATCGACCGTTTGGTATATCTTTACACCAATCCCGGCGAAACTGTTTTAACGCCTTTTATGGGTGTAGGTAGTGAGGTTTATAGCCCTGTTTCGATGGGTAGAAAAGCAATAGGAATAGAGCTAAAGGATAGCTATTTTAAACAGGCTGTAATTAACTTAAAAGAGGTTAACAGCCGATTCAAAAAGGTTGAGCAACCCGAATTATTTTAGTATCTTTAAGCATTCGGAAGTAGGACACCGAATGAATTAAAAACATTTGAAGCCCTTTGGGGGCTGCGAGGCAAAGAGTTAAATCCGCGCCTGTCCTACCGCAGCCATCAAAGGGTATTTTTTTTTGATATGGAAAACAATTATGTAAAACAACTGGAAGACGCTCTAATTAATGCGGCAATCGATAAACAATTAGAATTAGAGCGAATGGCGTATGAAACAGATTTTGGTTACACAATCGCTATTGAAAACCTATTAAGGTATAAAAAACGTGAATACTGGATACAAAGAGGGATTCAATTATTCATTGAAAATAGAATTAACCCATTTTGATTATGTTTGATTACTTTAACGGCTTTTGGAACTGGGCAGCGGAACACCCTGCCCAGCACAACCCGACCTCAACTGCGATTTACTTTTATATACTTTCGATAGCTAACCAACTTGGATGGAAGCCCGAATTTAACCTTTCGTCAACTCAAGTTATGGACGGTTGCAGTATTGCAAATTATAAAACCTACAAAAAGCATTTCGATATTTTAGTTGAAAACGGGCTTATTCGGGTAGTTCGAGAATCAAAAAACCAATACACTTCTAACATAATTGCTATGGTAAATTTTACCAAAGCACTACCGAAGCAAGACCAAAGCACTACCGAAGCGTTACCGATGCAAGCCCAAAGCACCGCCCATATACATAAGACTATAAAGACTAATAAGAATATAAAGACTAATACAGATAGAAGGCTGTATAAAACAGCCGAGGACGTAAAGGGAAAAGAGTATTTTAAAGATGCTGAGGTTAACGAATCATTCACTAACTTTTTAATCGAACGAATAGCGCGAAAAAAATACCCTACCGATTTAGCGATTGAAACACTACAAAAAAAGATGCGCGATTATTACAAAACAAAAGCCGAAGCACTCGAAGGAATCGAGCAAAGTATTTCAAACGGTTGGACTGGTTTATTTGAACTAAACAAAAAACAATCATTTAAACAACCCGAACAAAAGGTTGTAACACGCGCCTCGATGGGAGTTAAGATGCAGTAAGAAAAATATTTTTAAAATAATTTAGAAAACGTTTGCAGATTCAAAATATAGTTGTATGTTTGCTGCATCAAACTCTTAAACACTTACACCATGAACTTTCAAATCACAATTCAAAACGCTGAACGAAACAACAAAGCAATTATTAATAGAACGCTGCTATCTGATGGTTATAATTATTACATAACAATTTACACCTACTCAAATAGTTCTAATTGTTGGTTTATAAATGAAAACATAAAACAAACCGAAACAATCTTAAGCAAAAACAAAGCAATAGAAATTGCTGAAAAAATAATAGGATAATGATAACAACGGGCGGCTAACCTCCGCCCAAACTTTACCAAATGAAACCCTTACCAAAAATCGAACAGGCTTTAATTTTCATAATGCTGCACGAACCCGATGCAGCGCGTGAAATAGTGCCGCAGCTATCAGAACATCACTTTAACGACGAACTCGCGTTAAAATGCTTTAAAATCATTAAATCGATACAATCCGATAACAAGCAACCGACACTCGTTACACTTGGCAGCTATGCACTAACCACAAAAGCAATAGACCCCCGCGACCTTGCAAGCGTTTCGGGGTGGGGTAATGACCTGTCGTACACCGAACCCGTTAACCAGTACATAGCAATACTAAAGGACGAACACATTAAGCGTTCAATAACGACGATACTAACCGAGGAAACGTTAGGAATAAATAACAACAAAGGCGGCGTAAATACAGCCGTTGAAATCGTTAAGCGCCTCAATTCATTAATCGAGGACGGTAGCCCTATCGATAACATCATAACAACAATTCAACTTGCAGATGAAGAACGGCAAGCATATTACCGCCGCGCTGCGATGTATCAAAACGGGCAAACGAGCGGGCTAAGTACGGGTATCGCTTCCGTTAACCGTTTCACGGGCGGCTTTCACCCTGAATTAATAATCTTAGCGGGTCGCCCGTCGATGGGTAAAACGGCGTTAGCCCTTTACCACGCTTGCAACTTTAACGAACCCGGTATATACTTTAACCTTGAAATGAATAATAGCCAACTATGCCAGCGCCTAATATTGCAGCATAGTAACGAGCAAGTAAACGCCGCACGCCTTCGCGATGGTAACCTAAACCAACCCGAGCTGCATACCTTCGAGCAGTCAATAGGGCAAATCGAAAAGCTACCGATTTTAATCTACGATAAGCCGCGATGCGGGGTACACGAAGCAATACGGATTATGCGACGCGAAGCGCGTAAAGGGCGTTGCAAGTGGGCAATAATCGACTACCTACAATTAATGACGATAGAGGGATTTAAAGGCGGTAATCGTGAAATGGAAGTGGCAGAGATTAGCCGCACGTTAAAAGCCGCGCAAAAGGAATTAAACATACCGATTATAGCCCTTGCGCAGTTAAGTAGGCAAGTAGAACAGCGAAGCGATAAACGCCCTATCCTATCCGACTTACGCGAAAGCGGTTCGATAGAACAGGATGCAGACACGGTAATATTTATTTACCGTCCGAAGTATTACGGAATTGATGAAGTCGACGGCGAACAAACCGATAAACACGTTTTCTACTTATTCGAAAAGCATAGGCAAGGCGCGACGGGTGAAGTACGATTTCAGCATAACAACACGATTACAGCCTTTAGCGATTTAGGCGGTAATACTGGCAGCTCGTTTTTACCGATGCCCGAAACTGAGAAAGTAATTAGCGCAATTGCGCCGAATAACGAATTTGATAAAGAGCCATTTTGACAACCGAAGAACGCATAATCGATTACATGACTAACCACGAACCCGAGCAAAGCGAATTTAAAGACGGCGCGGTATATTACACCGACACGCTTAAAACGCATCGAAGCTATGCAGCGCAATTAATGAACGCCCCACGCACATCGATAGCCTACCGAATGTATTTAAACCGTTGCTTAGATTGGTTGAAGCTACTTAAAAAACACGGCGTAAATTTGCAAAACGTAATCAAATAATACTTATATTTGTGGCATGAAGTCCGAAGCAAAGGCAAAAGATAATCGAGGCGGTCGCCGTGAAGGTGCTGGTAGGTTGCCAAAGTATGGCGAACCAACCGCTACTTTATGCTTTCGCGTACCGCAAACGAGCCGCGAAAAGATTACAGCAATGGTACGCGATTACCTCGAAACGCTAAAACTCGAATACAAAGCAAATAAGCGCGAGCCTGAGTATGGATGCTAAAACAGAACAAACGGCAGTAGATTGGTTGGTTTATCAGTTGCAAAAGCACCACATAAACATCGACATTAAAAATACGGTTGCATTTGAACAAGCTAAAGCAATAGAGAAACAACAATTAAAAAAGGCTTATTTTTTTGGTTGGAAAACGCGAGAGCGCAAGCCCCCTAATACTTGTGCAAGGTTTGACGATTATTCAGAAAGGTATTTAAAAGATATTTACGGGATATGAGCAACCTATTAACCATACCTTGTGCAATTGAATCGGTAGCCACGCGCCGCGATAAAACGATTAAGGTAACAATCGGAACGCAGGAACTAACGCCAGAACAAACGAGCGCGCTATTTAATCAATGGATGGGCGGCGTAGGTGTTATGGCATTTAAGGGCGAACAATTCAATTACAACGACGAACAGCTTTTAAATAACCTTAAACTCGATGCCGCCGAACTTGGAAGCAAAACACCGAGCCAACGGTTACGTGCAACGCTTTACGTTCTATTTGAACACGCGCCCGAAGGCCATAAGGATTTTAACAGCTTTTACGCGGCAATGATGGAGCGCTTTATTGAAATGGTTAAGAAACGAATCGACACTTATAATTTGTAAATTTGTAATACTATGCCACTATTTAACGGCGACACGCCCGAAGTAATACAGATGAACATTCGCAAGCTAATTAGTGAAGGGTATTCAAACGAGCAAGCCGCCGCGATAGCATATGCCGAAGCCGAGAAATACCGCAAAGCACGTAAGAAAAAATGAGAGTGTCGTTCGATGTTGACGGCGTACTCGATACGCCAAAGGGCTTAGAAGTCGCCAAACGCGCAATAACACGCGGCGACGATGTTTACATCATTACAGCCCGTAACGAACGTTTTAGCCGCGAGGTGTACGAACTGGCAAAGGAGTTAGGAATACCGCGCCTACGGGTATATTTCACAAACGGAGCGGATAAGTGGGAAACCGTTAAACGCCTTCGCATCGAACGCCACTACGATAACAACCGCGAGCAACTCGATAAGATACGCGAAAATACAAAAGCCGAAACCGAATTAATCGAATCATGAAGAAAACAGGCAGACCGACCGATTATAAACCCGAATACGACGAACGCGCGTTTAACCTTGCTTTGCTCGGGCTTAATGATGTGCAAATGTCGGCAGCTTTCGAAACAAGCGAGAAAACGTTTAATGAGTGGAAAAAACAGCATCCCTCGTTTCTTCAGTCATTAACACGCGGGAAAGAGGACGCAGACGCTAAAGTAGCGCGCTCGATGTATGAACGTGCATTAGGTGTTACGATAGTCGAGGAAGCGGTAACGAAGGACGGCGAAGTAGTAAAGCTACGCAAGCAGCTACCATCTGACACAGCGGCGGCTAAACATTGGTTAGCGAATAGGCAGCGAGGTCGTTGGAGCAATAATGGAGAAAACACAATTACCACCACCGAGCCGTTAGTTATCATTCGCACCGAACCGAGCAAACCAGCCGAATGAATTTTACATTAACTGAAACACAAACCGCAGCCTTCGACATGGCGACCAACGGGGACAAAAGAGTAATTGTCTTCGGGGGCGCTATACGATAACCGCCCCTGCTCGAAAGGGTGGGGGCAAAGATTCGCGGCGGTAAAACGTATTGGTTACTTTTAACATTAACCTCGCTTTGTTTAAACTACCCGCGTTCTCGATGGGCGGTTATTCGTAAGAGCCTACCCGATTTAAAGCGCACCACGTTTCCGAGCTTTGCTTCGATAATGATGGACGGGGTAAGTAGTTATGTAAAGAACTGGAATCGCGAAACGAACGTTATAACTTTTACAAACGGTTCGGAGCTTATCTTCATGGCTGAGAGTTTCGACGACGATAAAGACCTCAACCGATTTCGAGGTTTGGAGATTAACGGCGCGGGATTGGATGAAGTAAACGAACTGCAGGAAGTAACATTTTACAAAGTACAGGAACGTATCGGCAGTTGGAATAAGGCACACGGCAAGCCGCCTATCGTTTGCCTTGCAACGTGCAACCCAGCGCAAAACTGGGTTAAGTCGATTATATACAACCGTTACCGCGAGAACACATTACCCGAACGGTGGGCGTACATACCGAGCCGTATAACAGATAACCCACACATCGCACCCGAATACCTCGAAGCGCTAAAGGAATTACCGCCTATTCAGTACGCTCGATTCGTCGAAGGCGATTGGGACGTATTGGATGACGTTGCTAACCCGTTCCTATACGCTTGGAGCGACGAAAAGCACATAGACGATAGCGTAACGCACAACGCGCACTTGCCGACGTTTATAAGCGTGGATTTCAACATTAACCCTCTTTGCGCTTTGGTTATTCAAAACGTTGGCAGCTCGGCTATGGTAGTGGATGAAATAAAGATAGAGCGCGGCTCGATAGATGCGTTTTGCGATGCGGTCGAAGCATTGAACATACCAACGGGGCTGTTAAGGATTACAGGCGACGCAATGGGCAAAGGCGGCACAATACAGGAGCGTGATAACTCGAGTGCGTATATTCAGATTAAACGCCGCCTCAAGTTAGCCGATAATCAAATTATAATACCAGCGAACCCGCGCCACGTTAACAGCCGTATTGATTGTAACACGGCATTAAAGAAACTCGATATACGCGTGAATAGTAAAAACTGTAAGGGCTTTGTTTTCGATGCTAAGCAAGTGCAATGCAACGCGGACGGGCAAATAATAAAGAGCAATCGAAAAAACATTTCAGAGCGTGCCGACTTTTTAGATTGTTTTCGTTACTTTGTGAACGCAATACTTAAAAGATACCTATGAGCGTTTGTTCACCTTGTTTCGATTCAGGCATTCAAGTAGCCTATTGTAATGGCGGTATAGCGTTCGGATTTGTAGAACCCGAAACTAACTACACGATAACGCTAAAGCACAACGCCACTAATAAGATTCAAGTGTTTAATTCGCAATCCGATTTAGACGGGCTGCTATTGATTACAGGCGCGAAGATAGATAACGGGCAAGGCTACACGATTAACCTTTCGGGGTGTAATACCTTTACGATATGCGAGGTCGAATATACTTGCATTACCTTTAGCGTGGCGAACATCGAAGTA